ATCAAAGAACCATTTCTTGGCAGAAAAACACGTGAGCTTTCGAACTTCTTGTCTGCTCTTGCTCTTACTGTCATCGCCGTATGTAAGCAAACGCTCGTTCTTCCGATATGGTCCTAATGCGTGGAACGCCTTGGGTCCTAGTATTCTCATGCCGTTCATGTAAAAGCTACAACGCATATACTGACCATTTTCATCTCCATTCTCGTAGACCGTAAACGAGTTTCCAGAGCTCCACAGATGAGTGCGAATAATAGTTCCATTCCAATTTATCATTGGGTGTCGCATCGCATCCAAGATTCCATCTACTATCTTCAACTGATCTTCAGAATAACCAATAGCTTCACACAGTCTACGATTCATCTTTAAAACTGAACAAGTCATCTCGAGGCATCTAGCCAGATCATAATCCGAGAAGTCCATATCATTTTCAAGATCATCGCGTGGTTCAATTCCTGCAATGTGATTTATACTTCGCTCCCAATCTGGTCCTGCACAATTTATTCCTACATTGCATTCACATAGTTCAGGAAACCGAGATTTGAATTCACAGAGAGGAAGAAGAAACATTCTGGCAATTAACGTAAAAGCAGTTTGGGAAATATAAAACAAGCGCACCTTCTTCTTGGTGATTGCAACTTTCTCATCCTTAAGACATGTCTTAACCCACACATCGAATTGCTTGCCCGCACGGAAGTGCTCCATCATAGAGTCAACCTCAGCTTGAACGGCCGGGGTTAATCCATATCGTTTCCTTCCATCAGGATATGGTGGTAATTCCTGTAGATGATGTGCCTTATCTCCATTAAGAGGGGATCCGAACGCAGTATCAAGAGCAACACCCTTCATGTACATGGCTGTAGGTCGTCCATTTAATGACTCATCCATAGTTAAGATGGCCATCAATTCAGGGTTTTCTTCGGCAAATTGCTTTATAGCCGGAATTACTGGTTCCAAGTAATCCTCTTGGGCCCATCGCCTTGCATCGGGTGGTGGTGGAGGGTAAAACTGTGTTTTCACCAATATTGCACGGTTGTGATCGACCCAAGGCTTAGACATATCTGGTTTCTTTGTGGCATTCGGAACACCAGTACGCTCGACCAGAGCATCACAAATAAGGGATTTCTCCACACGTGACCGATATTTTGGTAGGACTGGATCGTGTCCCAATATCTCCACACCTGGAAGCGGGGTGCCGTCATGGAAGATTGTGGCTTGAGGAAGTGCTCCTTGCTCCTTGATGAAAGTCTTACCATATTTCTCACCAGTTTGTTCGCACGCCTCTGGTACGTTCATGAATGAGGGACCCTGTTTCAAAGCTTCACGGGCACGTGTGTAATCATGGTATGTGATCTCCTGAGCATATCCGTACTTCTCCCCTGGACTGGGCCCGGGAGATCCAGCAACGTGGAAGCCCAATATGACGCCATCTTTCCTATCGGCGACTACTGGACTTCCAC